CCACCATCATTTACTCTAAGAATTATGTCTTTATCTTGTGCATTGTTTGCTATGTAAAATTCAGTTCCAGTATCTTTTTCTAAAAATGTTGCTGCAGATCCATTAAGGTTTACTACTGTATTAGTTCCACTTCCCTCAGTTACTGTTAAAACACCATCTAAAGCTAATGTGCTTCCATCAAAAGTAAGATTAGCTTCTGCGTTCATAGCATCTGCACCAGTAGCAGTTAATATTCTGTTATTGCTACCATTAGACATAAAGTCAGATACATCAACACTAATAGTAGAATTACCAGTACCAGAACTTACATCAATACCAGTACCTGCTATGTTAGTAGTTACTGTATTTGTATCAGTAGTTATATAACCAAAAGACAGTATTCTATCATTAACAGCTGCAGATGTCATAATGTGAGCATCATCATCAGTAAATTCTCCTGAGTCATCTACACCTGTAATAGTATTACCGTCAAGAACAAAACCTCCTGACATCTGTACACTTCCTCCAGCAAATATAGCATCTCCGTCTGTTGAGAATATTACAGCGTTTGCTGATGATGATCCAGATTTTAAAGTAAGTCCACCTAATAATTGTGTTAATCTACCGTATTCTGTACCACCGTCTTTTAATATTATATCAGCTCCGTCTGCGTCAAGTGTAATATCTCCAGCTACATCAATAGTATCAGCTATTAAATTACCAGATACAGTCAAGTTATCATCTAATTGTACTGCACCAGTAAATCTACCAGTTCCATTAACATCTAAAGTAAAACTTGGCGAAGCATCTAAAATACCTACTCTTGAATTTGCAGCATCTGTTCTAAATAATGAATTTGCACTTGAATCTTTTATGTTTACATCTACATCATTACCAGGATTATTAATAATTAAAAATCCGTCTTGTAATAAAATTTGAGATACATTATTTCTAACTATATTAAAATTATGGTCTGTGCTTGTTCCTACTAATCCAGCACTATCTGCAGATTGTATTTTTGTTGTAACAGTATTTGTAGTGTCTGTTACATTGAATACTGGTGTAGAAGCATCAGTAAAATTTATATCTCCAGTAAAAGCAGGACTTGCTAAAGTTTTGTTAGTAAGTGTTTGTGAGCCAGTAAGTGTAGCTACTGTTGAATCTATATTTAGAGTTACTGTGCCAGATGTACCACCACCAGATAAACCAGTTCCAGCAGTTACCCCCTCAATATCTCCAGTTGCACCACTACCACCTATTGCATTTAATCCAGTAGCTGCAGTTTCTCCGTCGCCAACAAATAGTTGGTTAGTATCGCTTTTATATATTAGTTCTCCTGCTGCAGGTGTACCTGCATTAGAGAGGTTAGTACCTCTCTTGATCTGAATAGTATTTGACATTAGCTGCTCCTAACTTAGTAAGTTCCACCGTCAAAAGTGGTATTTGCAAATCCCTGCTGTGCTTCAATAGGTTTATTAAACTCCCATTGAGTACCAGTATCATCGTAAAGAATAGAAGCGTTTGCTCCTGCTACTTTAATACCTGCACCGTCTGCTTCAGCTGATGATGTTGCACCACTTGCAATAATAACTTCTTTATCTTCAACTGTTAATGTAGCTGTGTTTAAAGTAGTAGTATCTCCTTGTACTACTAAGTTACCACCAACGGTAAAATTACCAACGGTACTACAATTACCTGCTAAAGCAATTCCGTCTACAATTTTATCAGCAGTTACTTGATCATTGCCAATGTGTTCTGTGTCAATACTACCAGCAGCAAAGTGTTCGCTATCAACTGCGTCATCTGCAATTTTATCTCCATTGATTGCGTCAGTTGCAATCTCTGCTCTTACTACACCACCAGTTTTGATAGTTACTACTCCACTATTTACTGCAAAGTTGTCACTTGAAAAAGAAGCTAATCCTTTTGCACTAGTTGTAGCAAACACATTAGAATCAGTTACATCTAAAGCTAATGATACAGAATTGTCGTCAGTACCAGATGATACTGTACCACTTAATCCGTTACCATAAGTAAGATCTTGCAATGTAGGTAAATGAAATACTTCTACGCTACTATTGTTATGTCTACCAACATATAATTTTTTATCTGCCTGATTTAATGCTAACTCTCCACTAGCCAAACTTGTAGGTGGTGTTGTGTTAGTATTACTACTATGTCTTTTAATTTGGACTGTATTAGCCATATTATTCTCCTAAAAATTATGTATAAGTTCCACCCTCAAGTGTCTTATTATTTAAACTCTGCGATGATGCAACATCGACTATATCGTCATTGTTTGTACCACCGACTGTTTTGTCGTCTAATTGATTTAACTCAGAAGCTGTTGCAGTAACATTATTTAATTTTGTTAAGTCTGCTTGTGTGACTCCACTTGAATCTACTTTAGTTACAGATGAGTCTACTGTTGCTCCACTATGAGTTGATGTAAAATTAGCCATATTAATCTATCTCCTTTTAGTTCAGGGGAGTGTATTTCAACTCCCCAATAAACTATTAGTCTACATTTACGAAATTAACAATTCCAGCATCTGCATTATTTGCAGCTTGTGCTAACACAGCTCCGAATAATACATCAGCTACAACAGATGTCGCCAAGTGATCAATGTCATAAGCACTTTGAACTCTTGGTGAAATTTGTTGTGCAAAGTATACTGAATCTCTACTAAAGATAGATGCAGTTTCTGAGGTTGAAGTTCCTCCCTCGTCCCAATCTGTACTTGCGTATAGAGGTAAGCCGTAAGCAGAAATAATTCTACCAGTAGCTAAAGGATTTTGATCATCTCCTCGTTTTTGAGCTTCAGTAAACTCTCCTAAACTAAGCATAGACATATATGCTTTAGGGGAAGCATACATATAGAAAGATCCGTCTGCGTAATCGTGTCCACCGTCTAGAAGTTTTTCTAGTCCAGTTCTGAATAGAGCAGTCGTCATTGTGTCGTCTGCACTAAGTCCTACATTATTAGCAGAAGCTCCTTTAATTACACCAGCAATATAGCTTTCTACTTTTTTTGCTAAAGCATAACCCATTGATTGTGCGTAAGCATTAAATAGGTCAGCTGATTCTTGAACTCTAACGATGTCCTCGATTCTTTTAGCTTCGTAGAAGTGCTGATCTACATTTAACTGAACTACTCCGTCAGTTTGTGCAGAATATTCAACTGGATTACTAGCTCCAGATCCTTTTGCTGCTGCTGTTTCTTCTTTAACTTTTGGTATGTTAAGAATATCGCCACCATTTGATAACATAGATGAAAAGTCTGATACTTGATTTCTTAACTGAAATTTTCTTTCAGCGTAATCAAGAATAGCATCTCTCCACATCTCTGGTATAAAATTAGCAGCTGTTGTTAATGTTACATTTGCATTTGCCATTTTATTTACTCTCCTTAAAAATGATTATTTTTTTTTAAGGTAATGACTTATCAAGTCTTTATGCGATCCTCTTCGACTTTTTTGATCTGATAATTCGTTGAAAGGATTTCCTTTAAACTTACTAACAGACACTTGATTTTCAACTTGTCCTACATTAACACCAGACTTTGAATCAAATTCTGATGCTATGTCACGCAAAAGAGATAAATCATCTACCTTCTTAAATTTTTCTCTTTTCGTTTCAGGAATCTTATTTAGAAGAGTATCTCTTTCTTGATTGACATAATTAGAAAAAGATTCATTAACCTCATCAAACTTGGTTTGTAAATCTTTATTCTTATTTTGTTCTTCAACTAAGAGAGCTTTGTATTCGCCTTGCTCTTCTAAAGTCTTTTTACGCTGTTCTTCCTGTGCAGTTGCTATCTGATCTACTTTGCTTTTCAATTCATTTCGTTCTTTGACTAGCTCCTGAAAACGATAATATGGAACAGCTTCTTGTGTCTTTTTTTCGTCTTGACTGACTTGAGGTTCTTTTACAGCTTCCTCAACGGCTGTATTCTGTGTTTCTTCAGACATTTTTACTCCTTAAGTGGATTATATTATGTGATAAATTAAATATAGTTTTATTTAATAACAATTAGAAATTAAGATATGCCATATTCGTCTGGAGTTACTCCATACTTCTCAAATATTTCTGACATCTCCATAGAAATCAACATCATTTCAGAAACGCTAATATCTTTTTCGTGTATTTTTTTTGTAGGTGCTATTTTGCTGCATAAAAACCCTAAAAGATCATTATTAGCTTGTGATATTTCTTTTAATTCTACTATTTGTTTTAATATTTTTTTTAGTACATCGTCCATTATAAATCAAACCTTTTACCTGCGATTACACGCATTTTGCCTTTTATTTTTTCTTGTATTTTTGTTTCTAACAACTTCATACCTATTTTAAAATTTTTACCTAACAAATTATCATCTAACAATATTTTAGCATCTAATATTTCGTCAGATGTATAAAACCACTTTCTTATTTTACCACCTCTAGCTCTACCGTTCAAGTGATAAGCACCATAAAATTCTCCTTTTGAATTTTTTGCTCTATTAAAATCTGGACGAATTATAACTCTGTTTGCTTGTGGATTTGTAAATATTTTAATTGGAATACTGTTTTTTAAATTTCCAGTAAGTTGCATCATTGGTTTTTGTCCTGCTCCAACTTTTTTCCTAAAATCTTCATATTCGATTTCATAAGCTGGATAATCTTGTCCGTTAATATCCTTGTTAGATTTAAATGTTTTTTTTACTTGTTGCAACGCAGCTCTACCTACGCCTTTTAAAACATTATCAAAAATAAGTTTTGGTAGTTGTCGTCTTTTTAACTTTTTAAAATCAACATTAGTCTGAACTGTTATTCTCATCTTGGATTTCTACTGGTTGATTCATTGATTGATTATCTGCAATAATTTGAATTGCATCTTCAATGCTCAAATCTTTGTTTTCGTCTGCTAATAATTCTGCTTGAGTTGTAAGATTATGTTTTAATTTATATTCATTCAACATAATCTTATCTTGAGTAGTCATTGGATATTCTACTTCTGCAAAATCTACTTTAAATTCATTAGGATCAGGTAATCCAAGATTGTTCTGATTTGATAAGGCATATTCTATCTTATAAAAATCTTTTTCGTATTGACGATACAATTCTTT